ACCAGCTGGATTACCTGCTAAAGAATGCGGATGGTTCTGGCGTTGGCTTATGGCAGAGCGTTCAGGATGCGTTAATGGAGATTGATTCCATTGGGCGCGGCGGCATTCTCGTTGATGCTCCTAACATTGAAGCGGCAACCATGGCTGAGCAGAATGCCGGATTACTGAGACCGGTCATCGCATACTACACGGCAGAGAACATCATCAACTGGCGCCTAGAGCGTTACGGTTCAATCAATAAGGTTGTGATGATTGTCCTGCGCGAGTCATACGAATACACAGATGATGAGAATGAATTCCGCACCCATTGCGGAGAGCAGTATCGCGTGCTTGATATCTACGATGGCAAGTATCGCCAGCGAATCTTTAAGTTCGGATTCAAGGGTGAGCTTCTTGGTGATGAGTACGAGATTTTCCCCAATCTTGGCAATGTGCCAGTGGATGAGATTCCATTCACTTTCATTGGCGCAAGCAATAACGACTCAACCATTGATGATGCCCCGCTACTCCCATTGGCTGAGCTGAACATCGGGCATTTCCGCAACTCCGCTGACAATGAGGAGTCAAGCTTTGTGGTTGGGCAGCCTACGCTGTTCATTTACCCTAGCGAGTTCATGAGCCCTGAGCAATTAAAGGAGGCAAACCCTAACGGCATTAAGATGGGTTCTCGAACCGGTCACAATATGGGGTCTGGTGGTGGCGCTGAGTTGATTCAGGCCGATCCTAACAACCTTGCGAAAGAGAATATGCTCAGCAAGGAGACGCAAGCAATCCAGATTGGTGCTCAGCTAATCACCCCTACTCAGCAGATCACCGCTGAATCAGCTCGATTGCAGCGTGGAGCGGATACGTCAGTAATGGCAACCATCTCCAACAACGTGAGCGAGGCATACACTCGCGCTCTTAAATGGGTTGCTGGCATGATGGGCATCAGTGAGGGGGTAGAGATTGAGTTCAAGCTTAATACTGAGTTCTTCCTCCAGCAGATGACAGCACAGGACCGTGCAGCATGGATGGCTGACATTAACGCTGGATTGCTACCGGCAACCGCATACTATGCTGCATTGCGCGCTGCTGGAGTAACCAACTGGACTGATGAGCAAATCGAGGTTGCGATCGCTGACCAGCCAGTACCTGCTGCGACATCCACCGTCACTGGAGAGATTCCAGCGACGGCGACTACAGCAACAGAACAGCAGCAGCAGGCTGCTCAATGACAATCCCCAACGCATTCATCAGCCATCAAATCTATCTGCAGCGCCTGGCCTCGAAAGAGGCGGGTGATGTAGCTCCATTCATCAAGCTTATGCGCAACGAAATTCGTAGCAGAGTTCTTGAGTTTGGCGATGACAGTCGAACAAAAGCGCGACTCCAAGCCATGCTGCGCGACATGGAAGATGTACTTTATGGCATTACTGGTGATTGGGATGATCAGCTTATTGCTGACCTAAAAGACTTGAGCATTTACGAATCAAAGTGGACTGCTGAAACACTGAATAAAAACGTTGATGCCAATTTCACATCACCATCGCCAGAACAGGTGTGGGCAGCCATCAGATTTGAGCCGATGGCGCTTAGTGAAAAGCCCAATGATTTCAGTAAATGGTTAGCTGACTGGTCGCCGGTAGAAGTATCCAGGCTGGTGCAAGGCGTCAAGCTTGGTTTTGTGCAAGGCCAAACAACTCGAGACATTGTTAAGCAGGTTGTAGGTGCCGGTGGTCTTATTGATGTGTCAGAGCGCAACGCAAAGACTATCGTGCGTACCGCTGTTGCTCATGTATCCAATGTAGCGCGCGAAGCTGTATATGATAAGAACTCTGACATCGTAGAGGGTTATGAGTGGGTATCAACGCTAGATAGCCGCACATCAACCATATGCAGATCACGTGACGGGCATGTTTACCTAATGACCGACAAGTTCAAGCCTAAGCCACCCGCTCACCCAAATTGCAGAAGCACAACCATACCCAAGATCGATGATAGCTTCGACTTTCTTGATGTGGGCGCCAAGCGCGCAGCAAAAGGCGCTGATGGTGGGACGCAAGTTAGCGCAGATATGACATACTATGATTTCCTCAAGACTCAACCGGCATGGTTTCAGGATGAGGCGCTGGGACCCACAAGAGGGAAGATATTCCGCAATGCAGGCATGACGCCAGATGAGTTCAGGCAGGCATCGGTAGATGGATTTGGCCGACCATTAACATTAAAACAAATGGCAGCAGCAGACCAAAAGGTCGCTGATTACTTATACGGTGGAGATTAACAATGAGTGGATTTTTCGAGGTTATTGATGTGCCGGAGCGTCGCGTGGTTCAATACAAGCGCGTATCATCTTCTGGTTCCAATGTGGTTTACATTGCAGATGAGTCTATCTTGGGTGCAGCTCTAGATGAAATGCCATATGCAGATAAAACCGGTCTGGCTGTTGTATCTGGGTTTTCTGGCTCAAATTACGAGCTTCCATATCTGCCTGATGCTGGCGCGGTGTATATCTCAACCCAGCCTGTTGATTCAGTTGTTGGCGATACGCTGACAGCCGAGGCAAAAGCAGGAAAGGCTCCCTACTCCGTGAAATGGTACAAAGACGGTATGCAGGTGGTAAATATTCCAGATTCTACATTCAGCCTGAAGGTGCTTGAAGCTGGCGAGTACTTCATGGTTGTTACTGATGCTGATGGTGCGCAAGCTTTCAGCAAGGCGGTTGCGGTATCAAAAGAAGGGGTTGAATAATGGCTGGCTACTATGACATTACATCCAATGACGCGACTAGAAAGGTTCGCGCTACTAAAATCGCTGACCCGCGCGGAGCTGCTGGTGTAGCAGTATGGCTTGAAGATGCCGCTGAGGATGCTCTTACTGGAGCTCTTACTGCAATGCCATTCGCTAACCTTGTCACATGGCCTGGTGCCGTGGTTAGCGCGACAGCATATGAGATTGCATACAACCAGTCAGCAGGTCCGCTTTACATTGTGACGCAGCCAGTGGCATCTCAGTCCGTGGCGGTGGGCGCTAATGCCACATTTACAGTTGTCGCTGGTGGCGCTGGCACCGGAGCGGCCATTGGTTGAGCGCACCACACCGCTCGATGGCGTGGCTACATAGACTACATCCGGGTTGTTCGGGTCGCACGCAATAAACGGCCCGTAAGTCTTGCTGTTGTTGTTGGCGTTGAAGGCCGACGCCTGCCCGGTGTCCACCCAAGTCCGGCTAGTTGATTGTAGATTCGTCGTGACCAAAACCGTCGCATGGAAAATCGCGTAGGCAACGTTGGTGTTGCTCTCGCAAACAATAATCTCAGCGACGCCATTATTACCGTTATTGGAAGTATTGGCATTAACAAGGGCAGAAGGCAGCGATGAAGCCGTAAACAACCCTTCCCAGCACGGGGCAGCGAAGGTTTGTGTGGTGCCGTAGAGACACGTCCCGGTGCCCCTGTACATATAACCGTTGTACGTGTCCGTCCTGATGACCGTGGTGCCATCAGACAAGGTGCGCTGAATGCCGGTGATCTTGCCGCCCGCGCCCATGCGCAAGGCTTGCCATGCGGGAGTGAACGTCGAAGCAGGTGCTGGCTGTGACGAGCCCCCACGGAAAAACGCATCAGCAGGACCACCAACAACTGCAACAAGAATACCAATCGCTGCGAGTGTCTTACTGAAACGCAATGAAGGCATAGGCCCCTGCCGTTATTTGACTGTCGAAAGTGTAGGAACCGGACGCGGGTGTGCCCTGCAATGCAGCAGAAGATTGTGAGCCGTTACCGCCCGTTTGGGAAGCCTCGCTGGCCGCAACTCTCGCCCAACCAGAAGGCAACCATGTGATAGGCAAATTGCTAGGTGTGGTATTGTGCCAAAATACTGCCCCAACACCACCAGATGCCACTGTTCCGTTGATCTGGTTGGGGCTAGCAAAGAATGTAAACGCAGTCGTCACCGAACTGGTTGGGGTGCTGCTCGTCGTGTTACTGGCGTAGCCAATAACAAAAGCAACAGATGCATAGGTTCCAGCAGGAGTTACGGTAACGTTGCCGCCGGAAGCGGTGACCCCACTACCTTTAGGAATGTAATAGACGGAAGTCTGGTTATCTGCGTTTTGGGTTCCTACCGTTGCCAGCACTCCTCCAATGGTAGGGGCAGTGGAAGTATAGGCAAAGTCCGCGCCAGCAAAGAATATCAGGTCATCAGTGGAGGCATTGTACGACCCCACCGCCATCGAAAATGAACCGAGAGAACCAAAGCCTCCATTCTGTGCAGATGATCCGGTAATGGTGATCGTGGGCGAACCGCCGCCTGCCGAATGAACTGTTCCCGGTCCCGGCCCCATTCCGCCTTGAGAATGAACTAAATCAATAGCAAATATAGCTATGATTAAAGCTAAAGCAAATCTAAGCATTATCGAACAATCCGCCAGTTAAGAGTAATAGCACCGGGGGTAATAGACGCATTAGTATTATTGCATACTTTAAAATTAACGTTATTAGCAGTAGGATACGCTATAATGGTAAGCATACCTGAAACTAGAGGAACATAACCAGTAACCGCAGTAGGATCGCCATTGAACCCCCACCAAACAACGTCAGTAGTAGCTGTGTTAGTAGCTGATGTAGTGACAACAGTAGCGCAAGCTGCTGAAGAAATAGCACTTGTACCAAGAGAGGATGTACCACTAGCAACTGTTGTACTTAGACCACCAGCAGCAGATAAGTTAGTTGTAATAGCAGTCAGAACACCTGTACCGGGAGTAGTGCCAGTTACAGCGGTACCGGAGCCTGCACCAGTTACAATAGCATTAGATGCAATGCTAGCGGTTGAAGCTGTTACAAATCCACCGTTAGTATTGACATCGTTACCCATTGCTGTAGCAACGCCAGTACCAAGCGATGTAATGCCTGTACCGCCTCTAGCTACCGCTAAAGTACCAGCACTAAACATTGATGCGTCCATTGGAAAATCAGGAGCAGCACTATAATTTGTGCCATCTGATACAATGGTAGCACAAGCTGGCCTAGCTGCTGATGCAGCAGGAAATATAAATGTAGCTGCACCATTAATAGTAGATGTTGTTGGCGTTAGGGTTTGAGTACCAGCACCAATATTACAAACGTTTACAAACCAATTTGCACCAGCAGCAGACGCTACACCTATTGTGGGTATTTGGTTCGATCCGTTAGACAGATTTATTAATTTACCAAAATCAGATACAACAAACGCATAGTTAGCACCAGATTGAGTGCTGATTACAATACCACCTGTTGTACCGGGATCAATTTGATAATTAGTACCATCTGATGTAATCGTTATGCTTTGGCCAGCAAATAAACGATATGTGGCAGCACCATTGATTGTTGAAGTAGTAGGAGTAAAAGTAGCTGTACCTGTGCCCACATTAGTAAATGTGCTAAACCAACCGTTAGCAAATGCAGACGCTGCTCCAGCCTGAGGCAGTGTAACAGCAATGGCAGCAGCATTAGATAATGTAACTTGCTTAGAACGGTCAGTATCTAAAACTGTATAAGTAGTACCAGTCTGAGCGTTAATACAACGAGCATTAGATAATGTACCTGTGACAGTAATGTTAGTTTGAGTACAAGAAGCAGTAACGCCAGAGACTAAACCAGCACCGGGAGTAAGCGTAGTGACAGAGCCGCCACCAGAGCAAGCTGTAGCGCCAACAACACCAGTGTTGCTAACTGTCATACACTGAGTACCGCCACCAGTCAGAAACGATAGCGTCATTGCGGTAGAGGCTGTTAAGCTATCAATGGTGGGAGCAGTAGCAAATACTGCCGCTCCACCGCTTCCTGTTTCGTCGGTAAGAGCAGTTCTCAAATTTGCACTAGTAAAAGAACCAAGCGAAGCTGCGTTACCAATTGAAGTAATCATACCAGTCAAATTGGCGTTAGTAGTAACGTTTCCAGCAGTCAAACCAGCGGCAGTACCAGTTAAGTTAGTGGCAACACCACTAGAAGGAGTTCCTAACGCTCCACCATTGACTACAATACTACCAGCAGTGCCAACGTTAACAGCTAAAGCAGTTGCTACTCCTGTTCCTAAGCCAGTGATGCTAGCGATTGCAGGAGTACAGGTTGTTTGAGAAGCAGCGGTAATCAACCCCTTAGCATTAGTTGTAAATGCAGTACAGTTAGTAGCAGAACCGAATGAGCCAACGTTAGCGTTAACAGTCGCTAGAGTAGCAGCACCACCAGCAGCTACAGTGAAATCACCAGAGAATAAAGAATTTATGAATGTAGCAACTTGGGTAAAGGTAGCTTTGACGCCACCTGAGCCACCAGTTTGAACCACATAAATTAGATTAGCAGCAGCGATAGCGCCTGACGCGCTAAGATTAGAAAGAGAAGTGTTAGCCGCGTATGCAGCGGTAGCAAAGAAAATAGAAGTAAAAATAGATACAAATTTTAATTTTCTTTTGCCTTTAATTGTCGCTAACAACGCTATGCCAGCCCAAAGCACAGCTAGCAGAATGAGACATTCCAAAACCATCAGCACGTTTATACCGTGCCACTTATGCATTAATTGAAAATTTGGGTTGTTAGCAAATTCCACTAAATGATGTAGGAACATCAGCAACCACCTTCAAGGCAAAAATTACTAGCGTTATCTTCTAGTAATAAAATTGAAACGTTATCTTCTAATAGCAATGCTCCAGTGATAGGAGCAGCGCCACCACCATCCGAGGAACCGACATGCAAAAGCATAAAGCCTCCAGCGTAAGCCGCTGAGACAATGCCCACACTAAGCAGAATGGCTAAAATGTATCTCATTTGATGTGCAGATTTACAATATAAGTTGAAGCAGCCGGAGCCCCGGTATCGTTGTCAGCAATGCCAGTAGTGATGCACATAACAATGCTAGAAGAATAAGCGTCACCGTTGATGTTTGAAACATTAAAGCCACCGCCGCTAGAACTAGCTCCAAATGGGATCATGTAGCGAGCGTAGGGGGTACCTGTGCCGCATGTGAATGTTGTAGGGCTGGCAACACTGTAAAGCTTTATGTAAGCTAAAGTTGTGCTATTGTTGAAAGCGTCCACTGAATAAACTGTACCAGCAGTAGGCTTAACAACAATCGCAGTAGTATTATTAGCCGCAATATAAGACTTAACAGCTATATTGGCGTCAGCCTGAAATGTATTGGGAGCCGAATATACTGGAACGGCTAAAAATAGTAACCCCAAAACCAAAAGTATCTTTTTCATTTTAAATCCTAAAAAGACGCCCGCCCCTTTTGGGAGCGGGCAGTTTGGGGAAGTTAGGCTGATAGAAGCTTGTACCAAGTACCATTGCCGTTGCTGTCAACAGCAATACACTTGTACAGAGCACTCTTACTAGCAGCATGAGCTAACACAGCATTTTGCGCGCTAGGGAAGATGGTATCTCCAACAGCAGGAAATACACCTAAAGCATTAGCACTGAGGTTTGAAATGAAAACTTCAGAGCCAGCAGCACCCTTAGGAAGCCTTACCGCGTCGTTAGCATTGGCTGTAGTAACAGCCGCAGCCGCAGATGTGATAGCGGTACCTCCCGCTTGTGTCTGTGTAGTGCTCGCTGTGGCCGATTGAATGGAGCTTAAGCTATCAGTAACAGCATTAGCCCAATCACCCGGTAACAATTGGCGACTTGCAAGAAATCGCTGACGTAATGTATTAGCATTAGGTAACGGCATAGTAGTAATCCTTTCTTTTAGGTTTAAGGATTACTGAGTGCGATACCAAACGCCAGCACTTGCGCTTGTTTTGCTATAGATAAATTCAAAGCAAGATGCGCCACCAGTAACAACCGGAACCAACATAGCGGTAGGCTGAGTTGGATTGAAGGTATTACCAGTGCCACCGCCAAGGGTAAGAGCGGTCACAACCTGAGTACCACAAATACCAATTCGGGAACCGTCAACCATTGTAGCAGAAGCAGCCGGGAGGTTAACAGTTAAAGCGGCGATAGTGCCAGCCGGGTTAACAATCAACTGGCGAGTTTGCGCGTCAAGAGTGATTGTAGCGCCAGTCAGCGGAGCTTGAACGCTCAGCTTACCACCACCAATACCAGTTAACGGAATATTAATGGTCTGCGGAACACCACCAGCAGATGTATGGGTGTCACCAATGACTGTCTCATAACCAGTAATAGAAGTAGGGCCAGCCGGAGCATAGGCACTACAAACGCCACCATTGCCATAGCGCAAGCACTGTGTATCAGCCGGAACGTTCAATGTAGGATAACCTGCACCAATACCACCAGCCTGAGTAGTATACTGAGCAAGCGCACCGCTAGCCGAAAGGGCTAACGCAAAAATTCCAAGTCCAATCTTCTTTAACATAGTTATAGCTCCTAGTTTTTCGCATGATTGCGAAACTTGTTAAAATCAGAGTTAGCTAGCCTTCACCAATTTTAAATTAATTGGAGAAGGTAACGCATTTTGTATTTCTGATTTAACATTCGGAGCATTATCAATAACAAGAGGCTTTGTTTCAGCACGAACTAGAACTAGTTCTATCTTGTTATTATTGATGGTATTCTTAGTAGAAGCATCAATCTCAACTTTACCAGTGTAGCCTAAAATCTCAGAATACAACTTGTAAGCAGCTATTCGGTCAGTAGCTTTAATGGTTGCGCGCTCGATACCGTCAATATTAACCTTTTCGCCTTCAGCCAACGCGAGCACCTTAGCCGCGAGTTGTTCCCTGTCAAGGGCTGGCGTGCTCAATTCCAAAGTTTTTAAATAAGCGTCCCTAGACGCTACCACTACCGGGTCACTACTCCAGTTGGATGCAACCCATAATGCTTTGCTGGTTTCTTCTCCAAAGACCTTACAGCCTGCTTCAAACGGATTATTTGCTTTGGCTAGCTCAATGCCAAACTGTTTCTTTAAATTTTCATCGGATTGATAGGCGGGAGCTATGACAGGCTGCTGAGTAGCGATTGCTCCCGCTGTCCAAGGCGATACAGGAGGCATTACGGTATCCCAACCACCTTTAGGCATGAATTTATCAGCCTCAGGCTTAGGGTCTACTTTGAAATGAAAATCTTGTGCCCAACTCATGAGTTACGCTTAGCACAAATTTAAAAAAGAAAAAGGCCCCTGTGGAGCAATCACACAAGGGCCTTTTTTGGGGTATCGCTTTGCGCGCTGCTGTTCATTCGGCCCCATCAGCAGTACCTACTAGGGTAGGTTATAGGCGTGTGTACAGGATTTGAACCTGTGGCGCTCAAGAATAAGGATTGCCCCAACTCAAGCGTTTTGGGCTATCTCACCGTTAAACCACTCCGGCAACACACACCTGAGCCGATTCATAAACAGAAAAAAGGCCCCCGTCAAGGGAGCCTTTCAACCCTGCGCTTTACCAATTGGGGACAGGACCAATAACCTTGCTCAGCATAACCACCAAGCGTTTGTACGCTCTACATACACTATCCTAAACGAATTGCAAGTGCTCTACCAGCATCAGGAGCGAATGTTCCTAAACGGTAGATGGAACTTTAATTATTATGGTGGAGCCAAAGCTAGCATTAGCAGATGAAAATGCAGTATTGTATTTATAAACAATTTTTTCTTCTTCCATTTCCTTCTTATGCTTTGCTACTGTCTCAGCAACTATTCTATCAAAGTTAGAATATGCCCACATTAAGTAGGTTGCTTGCCATCGGTTAAAATGCGCTATATGCTCATTCATTGTTTAATTCCTAATTTGGCTGGATAGGTAGGACTCGAACCTACAACCACCACGTTAACAGCGTGGTGCTCTACCATTGAGCTACTATCCAATTTGGTGCTAGCTGAGAGACTTGGTGCCCCTATCCTGACTTGAACAGAATTACCCGCGTTACAAAGGCGGCGCATCACCATAAATGCTTTAGGGGCGTGTCCTCTATCGGACTTGAACCGATAAGCCGTTAGGCGAGAGATTTTAAGTCTCTTGCGTTTACCAATTTCGCCAAGAGGACTTAACACCTTAATTCATATTATCTTTATTTCGTTGCAACAAATTCAGCTTAGCGTCATGTTGCTCAATAGCTTCCCCTAGCGTTTTGTGAAATAGTTTTAAAGTATCATAAGTGCATACTACTTTAATAACTTTTTCCATTCCAGTCTGACTATTTTCAGTAAAATCAATCATAACAACTTCATTAAGTTGAAGATTGAAGCCATTTACATATACGCTCATGATTTCTTCACCGTCAAGCTAGACTTGATCGAATTAAAATAACGTCCTGCACTCTCAGCAGTAATTAGCTCGCGGTAAGTCTCAATCGGCACATCTTCATAGACATAAGGCTTACCGTTAGTAAACGTAACAGTTAGCTCTTTGGTTTCGTCATCATAGCTAGCTGACTGGAGCATTGCGCTTGTAAATGCAAATTCATGTTTCATTTTTCATTATCCCATTTGAATTGGTGGCTCAGCATCAATCTTATTCATTGTCTCAACGCTATGACCGTGCATAACAGCCCAAAAGGTTAGCCGTCCTAGTCGCTTCCTGTCGGCGTAATTAGCATAGTCTAATTCAGTCTGAAATACTATCTCGCTGTCATTCTTCAAGTCAATGATAAATACGTAAATTGGGCAATAATTGTTTACTGCATCTATTCTCTTATTTTCGTCACCGGGATTGTATTTCTTCCAAGGCATTGTTGTTATTCTTTCTTAGTGACAATTTAAGGGCTTACCCGGTTCTGCGTATAATACGGCTATGGCGCTACCTTGCCCAAATATGTATAGGACTAGTATCCACATAGTTCATTCCTCATTTAAAACAAATAATAGCACCAACAGCCCATACAGCACCAGCTATGCTGTAGCTATTTCTTGTTGAAAGATCAGGATGTGTATTAGATACAAAAGCAGATAAGGCTAAAAAGCCTGTGCAAATCCATCCCATTACATACATTATCCATTCCTCACATTAATCATTAAAAGGAGGTTAGGGGAACCTTGAGAGAAACCCTAACCTCCTGTGATGCTAATATTATTACGTGATAGAATTTAAATTAAGTGGCAAGGCTTACTGGAGCTTGCAAACCCCAACCCTCTTGCCTTATGCCTAGAAACTTTTTCATTCGCGTAAGCTTACCAGTAGACAGGCTGGCTAAGGATACGAATGTTATAGGGTGCCTAAATCCTACTGCTTCTTTGGCTTATTATTCAAACTGTACGCGCAATCAACGCACCATCAGCCGGTGCAATCCATTCACCGTACTTTTCACCACCAACAACCGGGCGAATGGTAAACTTACGATTGTACTTCTTAACGGGAAGCTGCACAGTTTCGGTAATCTTCTTCCCATCATCACCAATCTTCGCCTTCTTAGTCTGAGGGTCACGTACAGCGCGCGTAACCGTTTTCATTTCACCAGTAGGCTCAGCATACTTGTCATTCTGAGCAGAGACAGTGCTACCAAGAGCCTTCACAGCGTCACCCTTGGCGTGCTCAGTATTGGCAGAGAAGAAACTACCACCAACCGGCAAATCAGCAAACGGGTACTTTGTCGGGGCACCAGAGCCAGAGCTATTGCCACGCTTCTTAGGCGGAGGCAGAGCAGCACCAGTAATAATCTGATAGTTACCAGCAGACTTAGGAGCTTCAGCAACCTTAGCCTTACCAGCATCAGTAGAGCGGCAAGCAACTTCACTAGCATCAGCCGGATTAGTCATAGCTGTATTAACTTCGATCAATCCAGCGTCCACCAGCGGCTTACCAACAGCAGCCGAAACATAGGACGGCGCACCAGCCGCATCATTAGCAACGATTTCCTTAAGCTTGTCGATATTCATTTTACTCTAATCCTTGTTTGTTACTGCGGATTATTCCGCTGTTTTCAATAACCATCTATTTAGCAGTTGGTTTCTTTTCGTCAAGAGACTTTTTATCAAGATTGGGAAAATTACCGGGGCAATCCTCAAGTAATTTGTCACCCTCAGCAGAACATACGCTACAATACTCAACAAGCACTAAGCCGTCTCGATACGTGCCTAGTTTGTGAAGGCGTGTCATTCTACTCCATTCTCCTCAGAGCGACCATACTTCCTAAAGTATCTCGCGTGCCGCTTTTCATACTCATCCACTAGCTGAATTGCCTTGTCTACAATCCTTTTGTCGAAGCATTGAACTGACATAGGGTCAGATTTAAATTCAGCAACAATCAAGCTCAAGCATTTTTGATATCTGATTTCCTCAGGACCGGGGCCAAGGTCCATGATGATGTTAGGAAAGTTTGCCATCATTTTGCCTCATATGGGTAACGATTGGCTAGCTCATTGAGCGGCAGGTTTGCGTCCAATGGCGTCAATTCGTGCTGAGCAAGCTTTACAACTGGCTTTCCTTCCTGCGTCATGTCCTTTTCTGCCCACAATTGAGGGCTAGGACCGTGCAAACTTTTAACCCATGTTAGATATTTGGGCATTCTTTACTTCCTCATTTTGTTGCTTGTGCTTCCAGCCTACACGCCACTCTAGGAACTCGTAAAATATCTGGTAAGCATAGCCTATGCTTATTTGCCATTTAGCAGCAACTTGTTTTAGCATCAGTCCATTTTCAGCTATGTCCGTTGCTATTGCTTTTCGTTCCTCATAGTTTAATGTTCTGCGGACCTTCTTCGCTCGTTTCACATTTTCCCTCAGCCAAATAAAATTTTTAAAGTGACGTAGAAGATACCCAAGCTGGTAAAGATCGCAACTCCTTTAATAGCTTCCTGAATGATCGTAAGTAAGTCCATAGCCAGTCTCCTTTGTTTGTGGGCAGAGACTAGCAGGTAAGTGTTAAGAAACTATTTCCAACTTCTCAATCAACCTAGCTGCTCCTTCGTAAGCATTCGCTTTCGCTTCCTGCTCTTTCCTCAAACTAACATGAACTGCATTACTAGCCTTGATCCTACTATTGCTAGCCCATCCATCAATGAGTTTTACTATAACATCTCTCATTTGCTCTGGTGTTGAGGCTTTGACTTGCATTATACCATTCTCCATTAAGAATTAAAGCGGGGAGAGCTTACATAAGCTTGCGGCCTATAGCCCTCCCCTATCCCGCGCGGGGATTAGTAATCAATCTTCTCCATCAACTCAGCCCAATCGCCTTCCGTGAGCGTCATTGTAACCATGTTTTCGGTATCGTCAATGCGTTCCTCAGCGTAGGCAGTAGCAACAAGCTCCTTCAGGTAAGCCTTGAGGGATTGGCCCTTCTCAGCCTTAGCCTTACCCTCGCCACCTTCCGTATCCTTGGGCATGGCACGCTTCCTACCAGCCTCCTCAGCAACCTTGACCGCACCGTTAAGCTCCAGAATGGTTTCGTCAATGTTGCACTTGTGCTTCTTATAGGTTGTGAGAACCATATTGGCAGAAGCCTTGCCTTCAATGATATACTTTTGAAGGATGACAGGCAAGGTATTCAGTTCAAGCAACTGGCTGACGCGGCCACCAGTCATGCCAGCCTTAGCGGCAATGTCCTTCTGAGCCCAACCCAAATCGACAAGGCGCTTAAAAACTTTTGCCTGCTCCAGACTGGTAAGCTGCTTACCTTGGTTGTGAACAATCTGGCTGAAAATTCGGTCAGCTTCATTAGCAAACCTATCTTCCACCATCACAGGGACGGTTTTGATTTCAACGCCAGCTTCGATAAGATGCATAACAGCCTGAAGGCGGCAGTGCCCATCAGTCACGTAAACAATGTCATCTTCCATGTAGCAAACCAAGGGCTTCTTAACACCAATCTCCTTGATTGATGCAGCAAGCTCAGCTACATGATTTGCGTTAGCAGGGTCCGACGCTTCGCGGCTGTTCCAGCCTTCCTTAATCTGGATAATCTTGGGGTCAAGGCGGTACAAGTCAGAACGTCCAGAAGCTACATCTTTGATTGCCATTTGCGTATTCTCCATTTGTTAGCGTATGATTGATTTAGACGCTTTAATTATTAAAGTCAACACCTATTTTTGATAATCTTCATAATAAGTAAAGAAAGGCTTGCGCTTAACGTTTCCTCCAGCAATAACTTCCCAACAGGAAGCGCCGCGAGCATTCATCACGTCTACCCAATTTATAGCCAAACGCTCAGCATGGGTAACGTCATCAGCGTCAAGCTCGCACCAACTGCCATCATCGCATTCAACGCTGACAACAAACTTAACTTCTCTAGCCAAACGGCCAGCATTAGCTTCAGCAGTGCGAAGGTCACGAATGCTTTGGGCTGCAAACTTGGTCATTTGGGTTACCCTTTCAAGGTTTGGACTTTAATCATTAAAGGGGTTACAGTTGATTGTCAACTGTTATTAGTCAGGACGCTTTCTTAATGAACGGCGCGGTTGGCGAGGAAAGGCATCTTGTACACAGGCATCAACTGCACCATGAAAAGAAGCAGAGCAGCCCAACGAAATCGCATCTTCGCGAATGATATCGTAAAAACCATCATTTCCGCGAGCGATACCGTAATTCCGACCATTAAAATTGTGGATGCTGTAATTTTCCATTGACCATTCTCCATTTGCCGATACCGCATTTCTATACGGCTACTTTTTACCAGTCAACACTTATTTTAAATTATTTCAATAATTTTCCACCACCTTGCCCCACTGGCCTATGAAACGTTGCATGTTTACCAGCATCATAACCAGCAGAAGCGTCCTTTTCGCTCAAATTCTTGCTAGGACCGCGCGACTTAGTGAGGCTTAGCCCAACTTCTTTAACAATCAAGTCTTGAGTTTTGGCCCAATCAATAGGAGCCAATTCAGCCAGTTTTTCGCTAATTCGCTTAGTGCAACCGATAGCAAAGCTGGCAGAAGTCAGATTGTTGCTATGGTTAGCGCCTTTCTCAACAATCAACTTCTTCTGATAAGCTCGCAATTCTCGCATAACAAAGGATTGCAGCGTATCCAGCAGCCATGTTGCAAACAGGATATCGCTTTCCTTACCGGCGAAGTTAATTACTTGCTCCCTATCGCGGAAAGCCTTTGTGCTGGTAAACTTACCAACGTTCACACACAAAGTTTTCTTGATTTCATAAGGATCAGAGGGGGAAGTTTTGTGGATACGTGACTTTTCAGCCGCATTCAAG